CCACCGTGTCCGACGACGAAATGTTTGGCCTCGTCCGGGGTGAATACGATTGGCAGAAACAACGCACCGAGGCGATCAACGACCTCCAGATGCAGGCAGTCGGCAAAGCGATCACCGACTCCCAACTCGGCCAGAATCGTCCCTTCGTGGACGGCATGACCGAGGTCTTCAACCAGTGGCAGCAAAAATACCCGGAGCTGGTGGACGGCAAAAATGACGCCGCCTTCCTCTCGCAGGGCTACAAGCTCTACTACGACACGATCAACGACCTCGACACCGTTCGCCCGCAGGCATCCAAGGCGCTCTCCACGCTCACCTCGTTCACCCAAGGCAACGCCACCGACGAGGACATGCAAAGCCTCGCCAATGATTTCGTCGGCGCTCCACCCGAAGACCGCCAGAAAATCTACAAATATGTGACCCTCGCCGCGCAGGCCGGTCAGATCGACCGCGCCGGGATCGAGCAGTTTGCCGTCAACATGGGGCAGGCATTCACCCGTGGGTTCGATTTCGTCCCGCAGGGAACGCTCCAGATGCAGGAGGCAGGCGTCAACAACTGGCTGGAGTCCATTCGCAACGGAACGCAAATCTGGGTTCCCGCTGAAGGCGACCTCACTAAGGCCGTAGTCGGCAACGCTCCGGCTGGTGCGAAATCCGATGCGTGGCGGTTGGCCACCGTGCCGGAGGCAGAGACACTCATCCAGAGTGGCCAAAATGTGCGCGAATCCTTCAAGGTCGTGCGCGAACTCCGCAATGTCGCCAAGACCGGCGTCGATCCCATCCGCCCGGTGCTGGAGGAAAACTCCTTCTGGGGAACCGCCGAGCGTGGAGCCTACGGTTTGTCTGGCAGCATCCCGCTCATGGGAGCGACTGCCGTCAATCCCTTCCTCGGCGTCCTCGCCTACCAATCCACGGAATACGACCGCATCATGCTGGAGAACCCGGACATCGATCCGCAGTTCGCCCAAGGTCTCGCCCTGGTGGAAGGCGCGGCCAATGCCGCCATCGACAGGGTCCAGTTGAACAGCATCTCCGGGCGACTCCCCATGTTTGGCCGCTACCTCGACCGCATCGCCAGCGATGGCGTCCGCCGCACCGTCAAGATTGGGGCCAATGTCGTGGAGCAGAACTTGCAGGAAGGCGCTCAAGACCTCATCGCCCCCGTGCTGGAGACCGCCGTCGCCTCCCTCCGCGAGGACATGCCCGACAAGGATTTCACCAAGCTCATGGACGACTGGTCTGGCCAGCGGGCTGAGACCTTCTTCGCCACCCTCCCGCTCGCCCTCATCGGTGGCGGCGTAGCCACCTATCGCGACATCAAGAACCCATCCGCCGAACTCAACGCCACAAAGCTCCGCATGGCAGGATTCGGGCAGGATCAAGTCACCTTCATCCAGCGAGCCGAGAACCCGGAGGAATACGATGCCCGCATTGGGATGGAATGGGAAAAGCGCACGCCGGAGAACATCAAGGCCGGTGAGCAGGAAGTCCTTAACACCATCGAAAAAGCCCGCACTCCCGGAGAACTCGACGCCCGCATGCAGCGAGTCACCGCGCCCGATGGGTCCGAGGACATCGTCGTCACCTCACCCGATGGTAAGGAACTCCTCCGCACCAAGAGTGAGCAGGCCGCGCTAGAGGCTGTGCGTCAGCACAACGAGGCGCAACTCATTAACGAGCGCAATGCCGTCTCCGACATGGTGGACTACTTCCGCGCCCAAGACCCCGCCAATGTTGCCACCATCGAAGCGCCCCGCACCGTCCAGCAAGAACTCGACCGGCTGACAGAGGCCGGTGATTCCAAAGGCATCGCCAATCTCAACGAGCGCATCCGATTTGCAGGCATCCCCGAAGGGTCCGACCTCACCACCTACAACATCCTCGGCGAGGCCAATGTCGAGACGACCGCCGAAGGCGTCTTCCGTGGCGTCATCAAGCTCCGCGAGAATTCGCGCCCGGAGGATGCCTTTGAGGAGATCAACCATGTCTTCGTCCGCAAGGCGCTCGCCGAGGGTCGCACCGATCTGGATTCCCTGCGCGGATGGCTCAACCAAACCAGCGAGGCGACAGGACAAATCTACGCCACCGAGACCGAAACCGACATTATTGAGAACATCGCCAAGGTGGGCATGGACTACGCCGCAGGCCGCATCGAGGAGACCTCCCTTCCGGCCTCCTTCGTGGACTACATCAAGCGCATGCTCCAAGTCTTCAAAGAGACCATGGCCCGCGCCATCAAGCTCAAGGACGCTTTCGCCACCGGCAAGATCGACTCCAACTCGATACCGCAAGCAACAGGGTCAGCAAAGACATCATCACCGATGGCGGTCAGATGCTCATGGACTTCTCCATCGGCTCCCGAACCAACGCTGTTTCGACTGATACCAACTATAGCATTGGGAAAACAAATCGCGCTGAAGAAATGTTTACTCCTGTTTCTTCCAGTTCTGATGTCAAGGGGTTGAGAGCGGATAAAAACGCTTGGGTTGATGGTGGGTATACATTGGAGGGAGCAGACTCTTTGGTTGCTAAATACTATAAGCCAGAGCGTTATTCTAAACTTCCAAAAGATGCTATATTAGTTCCTGTTCCATCTACAAGTGGTCGTAACATTTTGCCGGAACGATTGGCAGCTTCAATTGCTAAAAACTTTGGTCAGCCAATTTCGTTTGACGAACTGGCTGTAAACACAGCCACAAAACAAAGTAAACACAAACTTGATTTTTGGCAAAAATTGGAAGACCCAGTTCAATACGAGCCTGTTTTTGAAAATATTGCAAAATTGCGGGCAATGGGCCGTCCGATTATTATTGTTGAAGATGTTCACAATACTGGGGAAAGTTGGATGGAATTTGCAAGAGTTCTAAGGAATGCGGGAATTGATGTGCAAGGAGTAGCTACATTGGCAACAACCGATGCACGAATTACATCACCACGCGACATTGAGCGCATTAGTCAAAAGGTATCAAGTGCTACTAACAGACCACTTGACGAAGTCCTGCCTTTGATGCAGACTTTACTCAGTGCGACCTACAAGCAATTCTTCAACAAAGCAGAGCAAGCTGTCAGCCGATCCCCAAAAGATAGTGGACGACTTGTCGCACTTGCCGAAGGCCGAGCGAGTTCAATTGCGAAGTCAAATGAACCAGGAACGGCTTCAGAAAATGCGTCAACTCGCGGAGCAAGAGGGATTGCGAGTAGTTTAAGTTCAGACACTGGCAAAAAAGACAAAGAAGTAGTCGTCGATCCAGACGAGACGACAGACCCCGGCACTCCTGCTCCAGATACTGGAGTTGAAATCCTCAACCCAGATCGCGAAGGAGAGGACATCCCGTGGGGTCCGACCAATTATTCAATTGGGCCACGATCATTGCCGGAAGTTTTTCCGACAATAGACAAAAAACTTTTCAACAAGATCAAGAAGGAGACATCGACAATTGCGGCAATCCACATCGACCGCATGAAGGTCGGTGAGCTTATGGGGATACCATTGCAAGGCGGAATGTTTTACCCGTCCATTGTTGAGAATTTAAAAGCCGGAGTGGTGTGGGCGTTTAATGCTCCAAATGTGGCAAGGACGGTCGCCCGACGAGCTGCCGCCAATGGTGGATATGTGAAATTAGTCCTCATGCAGGAAGGCAATGTCATTGGCAATAAAACCTTCACCCATGTTTGGTTTGAAAACCTCAAAAAAAACATCAGTGATGGATTGATCACAGAGGATGCCGCTCTTGCAGAACTCAACCGAGTCCGCGAGATGTTTGCCAATCACGAAAACTCAAAACTCAACACTGGGCATGAAACAAAGTGGACGACACTTGAGCAGGCAAAAGACGCAATCATCTCCTTGCCACAACAAAAGCGGGCATCGACTTACTTTAAAAAGACCAAGACGGTAACCGTAGGCGATGGAGAAAAAATAGCTTATCAGCAACTTCTTTCCAAAAAGAACACAAAGAAGGGCATGCCAGATGCCATAACATTGGTTGAGCAAATGGAGGAGCCTGCCTTCAAGGGAATGCCAAAAGGAGCTATTGTTGGAATCATTAAAATTGATCCAATTAAAGATTCGGACCCAATTCTCACAGGCGCTCAAGCAGGAGTTCCTACCCACCTTTCATACGATTATGTTTTGAAAGGAAAGCCGGTCGCAAAAATGAAAAAAATCACGGTTCTGGATGATGCATTCCCAGACACCAAAGATTTGATTCTTACACAGCAAAACACCGACTTCCCGCTTACTGAAGCAATCAACTACTCCATAGCCAGCCAGTCCGAGATCGACCGGGTGAACAAGGCGCTCGGCGGCATGAACCGAGGCCCGGACGAGAGGCTCAAAGTCTACCAGCGGGCCAAGCAGAAATTTTCCAAGCTCATGGCGTGGAATTCGGACGAACTCGCTGCGATGGCCGACACCGGCTCCGACGACTCGCAAATCCGCCGCACGCAAATCCTTCAAGGTCTCGGCGAACTCGACGGCATCATGTCTGTCCTCCCGCCCGAAGTGCGCGGTAGGGTGGGGGGCTACACCAAGCTCGCCGGAATTGCTCCCATGGATGTCCTCAAAGACGGGGTCAAGGTCTCCGAGGTCAGCGGCATGAACGGCGCAATCATCAGCGCATGGATGCGCGAGGGCCAAAACATTGGGCAGGCAGGCAAGCAGGTTTCCCTGCCACCAGGCTACGAAGCAACCGAGAACCTCTCCACCAAGCGGGCCGACAAGGCCATTGCCGACTTCTTCCGCGACCGCATCAAGAAGATCGACACCGAACTCGAAAAGGTGCTGGTGCGCGAATACACCGAGGCCATCACCAAGGCCGTGAAGCAATCCCGCCCGAAGGCCGGTGACAACGGAGTCCGCAAGTCCACGCTCGGAGCCGAGACGCAGAAGTTCGCCGACATGGTCCAACGCGCCACACTCCTCGACGACGAGGCCACACCCAAGCGCATGGCTGAGATTGAGGCCGCGCTGGCCAACCCGGATGCCACCGCCGAGGACATCTCCGCGCTCTCCGAGGAGTGGTCGATCCTCAACACCTTTGGCGACCTCGACAACCGCTCCTCCGAGACGCTCGCGCAGGGACTCGACTGGCTCAAAGGCCAACTGCAAATGGGTCGCGAAGCATGGCGCATCAAGGAGCAGGCCCGCATCGACGAGCAGAGGGCGCGTGCCGCAGCGACCATCGAATGGCTCGGTAAAGGCACAGCCAAAAAACGCTTCGCCGACAAGGGACTCATGCAACGCATCGCCGAGGTCGGGAACAATTACCTCCTCGACCACGCCAGCTTTGAGCAGTTCGTCACCGCCATGCTCCCGCCGGAGATCGCCGCGAACTTCTCAGAGCGCCTCCGCAAGGCCGACATGGCCGCGCAATCCTCGGAAATCCGCGATGGCAAAGGCATCCTCGATGCCGTTCGGGAAGGCGCGAAAGCCGCCAACATGTCCGCAGGCGATGCCATGCTCTGGCTCAAGGGAGATCAGAAAAATGCGGTCGCCTACCTTGAAGGCCGCAAGGTGAAGGACGAGCGCATCGCCATCGACCTTGCTCAAAAGATCGTCACCGGCGAGGCCGACCGCAGCAAGCTCACCGACGCCGATATCGAGACGCTCCGCAACGAACTAGCCGCACTCCCGGCAGACACGCAAAAAGAATATGTCACGATCAAGCGGGTCATCTTCCGTGGCGAGGATGTGAAGCTCGACATGTCCCGCGCCAAGGCCATCCAACTCCTGCTCTCATGGAACCAGCCGGATGTCCAAATCAAGATGCGAAAAGAAGGATGGACCGATGAAAGCGCAGCCGACCTCAAGGCGCTCGTCAACGACCCTGTCTCACGCTCCGTCATCAACTACCTGCAAAGCCTCTATGGCAAAGGCGCAGGCATCGTGAATCCGGTCTACTCACGCATGTTCGGAATGACCATGCCACAGGTCAAAAACTACGCGCCCACCCGGTTCCTCAACGCCAAAGACTCAAAGGACATCGGCCTCGATGGGTCGCCCACAGCTACCGGCACGACTCCAAGTTTTGCCAAATCCCGTGTCACCCACTCGGCAAAGATTGCTCCGGAAGACGCTCTCACCGTGGCGCAGGGCCACATCGCCCAACAAGCGCACTGGGTCCACTTCGCCGAACTCGCCCGCGAATTCCGCGCACTGCTCTCCTCCCCGGATGTCCGCGAATCCCTCAAGCAAGCGCACGGAGATGCCGTATTGAAAAGCGCCGAACTCTGGGCAGACCAACTGGAGCAACGAGGAGGCAACAAGGCCCGCGAATCCGCATGGCTCAACAATGTCATCGGCACAGCCATCTCCGGCAAAGCAGTCGCATCTCTCGGATTCAACCTCAAGACGCTCGCCATGCAGCTTGAGAACACAATCCGCTTCGGCCTTTCGCTCGACATGAAGCAGATCGCCTCGGCGCTCTCACAACCCGGCAACATCATCGAAGACATCCAGACCGTCTGGGAATCCGATGCCATCCAGAACCGACTCCAAGGAGGCGCAACTGCCGAGGCGCGTTTCCTCTTTTCCCGCTATGCCGGGAAACCAAACTTCGCCGCAAAGATCGCCGAGGCATCGATGACTCCGATTAACTGGCTCGACTCCGCAGGGACTTCGATCTCCTCGGCCATCGTCTACCGGGCCAACCTCAATGACGCCATCGCCGCAGGCATGCCGGAGAACCTCGCCAAGCAAGCCGCACTCAATGCCGCCAGCGAGGCCATCTACCGCTTCGCGCAGCCGGTCAGCTTCGGCCAGAAAAGCATCATGGAAAACAACGGAAATGTTTTTGCAAAAACCTTCTTCCTTTTCATGTCCGACCCGCGCCTCAAGACCGCCATCCTCGCCGATGCCGCTCGCGGGCTGGCCACCGGGCGAGGCAAAGCCAGCGAACACATCCGCCGCATCGTCGCCGTGGAACTCATGGCGCTCGTCTCCCATGTCATCTCCAGCGCATTCAAAGATGCCTTCTCGGATGACGACGACGAGGAAATCTGGGGCATCGGCGGATTTGCAAAAGCCATGCTCCTCGCCCCATTCCAAGGATTTTTCTTCGCAGGATCAGTGGCAGAGGTCGCCCTCTCCAAGCTGACCGGCCAAGGGTATTTCACCTCGTCGCAGAACCCGCTCCTCAACACCGCCGAGTCAGCAATCCGCGCCGGGTCAAATCTCGATGACGCCTTCAACTTCAGCGAACCAGACGCCATGCTCAAAGAGTGGAACAACATCTTCCGCTCGATGGCAGTCACGCCAACCATGGCCGCGCCAGCCGTCCTCCTCAACATGGTCAAGCCGGTCGTCGGCGCATACCAAAACGCCTTTACCGAAGATTGACAACTCACCTGTTTTGACTGATACCATCTACAACATGAAACCACTCAACTACCTCCTCGACAGGCTCAACGAAAACTCCACATGGAGGGGCATCCTGCTTGTCCTTACAGCCCTCGGCGTGTCGCTCTCGCCATCCCACCAAGAAGCCATCGTCGCAGCGGGCCTCGGCCTCGTCGGCGCGGTCAACATCTTCCGCAAAGGATGACGCCACGCCGGATCGCCGCAGGACTGATCGTCGTAGCCTTTGTGGCGCTGGCATTCCTCACCTCCTGCGTCAGCGTTCCGGTCCCTCCATTCGGTGATCGCCGAGGCGAACTCGGCAACCTGCAAGTCAGCGTGTCGGTGAAATACATCCCGCTCACCAACCCCGAACTCCCCGGAGACAGCAACCTCACCCACGCCTGGTCGAAATTCGGCGAGGCAAAAGCCCTCAAAGACAAATGACCAAGCTCCTCGCCGAAATCGCCGCCTCACAAATCGGAGTCCGCGAGGAAGGCGGGAACAACAACGGATCGCAAATCCGCGATTACCAAAAGGCCACCGACCTCAAGCCCGCCTCATGGCCATGGTGCGCGGCCTTCGTGGACTGGGTAATCTCCGAGTGGCTCGACCACCCCGGCGTCCGCGACTGGCTCAACCTCCAATCCTCCACGCCGGAGAACTGGCGACCAAAAACGGCGCTCGCCTATGGGTTCCTCGGATGGGCCAAAGCCCGCCCGAAGACCGCCATCATCCTCCACGACCGTGAACTCGCCCGACCCGGCGACATCGTCGTCTTCGACTTCTCTCATGTAGGAATCGTTGAGTCTGATTCCGGCCACCAGATCATTACCATCGAGGGAAACACCAACGGGCGAGGGGAGAGGGACTCAGAATCCGGAGACGGAGTCTGGCGCAAGGCCCGCCAAAAAACCATCGCTCGGAACTTCATCCGAATCCGCCCCGCCGTGCCACAAGCTGCCACAAGCTAACGCAAGTCGTTATCTATTAAGCACCCTTAGTTCGACTCAAAATCGCGTTCCGCAAGGAGTGTCGGTTCGATCCCGACCGCCGGTAAACTCATAAGAGAAAGCCCGCAGAGACCCATCAAAAGAGGCTCTGCGGGTTTTTCGTGTCTGGACTTTGTGGGACTCGTTTTTACTTGATTGGACAAATAAAGGTTGCGGAGATGCCACAACTGCCACAAGGTTTGTCCAGTTATGTCTTATAGAGTTACAGAAGATCGCTCGCGGAGGACTTCGCCTTGGGTGCTGACCATACCAAAATCGGTGGCCGGTCGCAGGCTGCGGTATTTTTATGAGACTGAAGCGATGGCTTGGAGCGAGGGGCCGAGGGTGATTGAAAGACTCCAGAAGGGTGGGACGGATTCGCTGGTTTCTGTGGAGGGTCCGACGATGGAGCGGGCTGTGGCAATGTTTGTGGCGCTTTTTCAAGACAGGTCGAAGTCGCACAGGGAGAAGGTGCAGAAGGTCGGTAAGTGGCTTGCGAGGGATTTGCGGATGCCGCTCAAAGCTGTGACGCCGCTGGCTATGGTGCAGTGGTTCGCTGGTATCCCCGGATCGGAAACGCAGCGGGCCACGGTGTATCGGTATGTCCGGCTTTTCTTCAATTGGTGCGTGAAGATGGACCTGCTGGACAAGTCGCCGTTTCGGGCTGTGGACTGCCCAAGACCGAGGTCTCGAAAAGACATTCTGGATGCTGGTCAGATGCAGGCGCTGCTTGATGCGGAGATGAGTGATGAGATGAGGGCGTCGATCCTGCTGGGCGGATTTGCTGGCCTGCGGAGCATCGAGATTCAGCGGATGAACTGGGAGGACATCGATGTGAAAGCTGGGCAGATTTGGGTGAGGCCGGAAGTGTCGAAGCGGCATCACGGCATGATGGACCGGATCGTGGATTTCACCGAGCCGATGGTGCGAAGGAAAAAATTCTTCACCGGCAAGAAGGGTCGGATCGTGCCGGGGAGTGCGCGGGCGCATTACGAGGAGCGCAGGCGGCTGGCGGCGAAGCTGGGCTGGGATGGGTTCCCAGAGAACTCGCTCCGACATTCGTTCGCGACCTACCACTTGGCGCGGTGCAAGAGCGCACCTCTGACGGCTTTTCAGATGGGGCATTCCAGTCCCGCGATGGTGCAACGAGTCTACGCCGTTCCCGCTGCCAGAGCGTACGAGAAGGCGTGGTGGGAGATTTGACCTATGCCTTACGCGAACAAAAAAACGCAGAAGAAATTCATGGCTCGCCAATACACGAAAAAGTATGCGACCGATGACAAATTCAAAGAGGCCGAGGCTATGCGGAAAGCGGACTGGTATCAGCGGAATCGCGAGAAGGTGATTGCGCGGGTGCTGGAGAATCGGGCGAAGAAGGTCAAATAAATGCTAAAGCCAT